GACCGATAACAATTTCAGAGGGTGCATCATTTACTATCTCAGCAGGCAGTAATTTAAAAATTAAAGACTTTTCTGATGCTTAAATATATTTAATATAGGAAAATAAATTATGAGTAATCTTTACGTAAATAATCTACACCCAGCCACTGGAAGCACGATATCTGTAACAGGCACATTGGGCGTTAGTTCATATATAACTGCTTCTTCGGGTATACGAATACCAGCCGATAAATATATTACTTTTGGCACAGGCAGCACTAATCGTATGGATGTCGCCACAGGCACCGGCATAACTATTTCTGGTAGTGGCGTTAGAGTTGATTCATCGGCGAATATTTCTCTTGATGCCTCTGGTGGATCTGTTGTCTTTCAGAAAGATAATGTTGATCTATTATCCATTGCATCTGGATCCACTGGACCTCAATTGGGTGCTCAAATAGCTGGCGCTGATCTTCGATTTTTAACAGCCGGCGCAAACGTTGCAGCTAAAGTTGACTCAACCAATGATGGTTTTGGAATGTACAGGAAAGTGATTCTGGGTGGTGACGGAACTGCGTTAACGATATCTGGTTCCGCAGTACCCACAACGACTCCCACTAGTATTATTCATTGTACAGCTAGTGTAGATAATATTTGCACTTTAGCTGACTCATCTCTACATGGTCAACTTAAGGTTGTTCTCGGTCTCAAAAGTTCTAGCGGCGACCCTAAACTAATTTTTAATAATCCAGCTGGCAGTGTAACAAAAACTTTTACAAACGCCACGGGGATCATATTATATAGTGTTCAAACTGGTGGGAGTACTTATAAGTGGATCCCTCTGGGAGATACAAGTTGATTAAACTTAACATTTTATAATTAATGTTATAAAGTATAGGTTCAACCGAGCCCTCGTGCTTTTTGAACTAATTACTATATGGACAAAGATTGGAACCACATAGCAAAAATTGAAAAAGCCATTAATCAAAAATATGGCGAAGACGCAACTATAAATCCAAATTCAAATTGGTCCAAAGACAAAGAAAAAGAGTACCTTGAGCAACTAAAAGAACTGGATGCGTCTCAATGTGTGCTCGAAGAGCAACAAGAGAAGGTTGAGGTTGATGGATTTTTAGTTAACAAAAAACTACTTACTAGAGAAATTAGCATTTTAGTTTGCCCAGTTTGTATAAAAAGACTAAAAACAGTTAAAGACGATATATATTATAATAAATTTGAATGTTGCCAAAGATGTTTTATAAATTACGTCGAAGGCCGCGAAGACCGATGGCTGAAAGGCTGGAGACCAGGAGAAAATAAATGTCACAATTAGATTTAGATGTTGTAAAAGGATTGATGCAGGCAGCTGCAGATTCATATGATGGTGCGCTAGATGATAAAGGTGAGCCAGTTAAGGTCGGCCTGAAAAGAGAAGAGGGCCATCCCGTTCTAGATTCAAGAGTAATGGATGGTTTTAAGTGTCGTATCGATGGAACCAAGCTGCTTGTAACATATCAATCCGATTGTCGTCTCAAAGATGTATATGCTACAAATTTTGAAAACGATATTGAATCAACATTTAAAGATATTGCGAAGTATCTTCGTAAAAGATATAAACAAATTACTGGAAAAACTATTTCTCTAACTGCCGAAGGTGAAGCTGATGCTATGGTACAGTCAACAAGCCGCGTTCGAGTTTTTGTTACAGCGAATAAAGTTTTTAAAATTGGAAATTTGAAAGACATTACTGATCGTCTTGAGCCGAGCGAGAATACACTAGATACAAAGTTTAAAAAATTCCTTGGCAAAGGATAGTGCCCTACAAACCCACCAGAGACCAGATTTTAAAAGAAATTGTAAAATCTGGTAAAGATCCTGTATACTTTATTAATAGTTATGCTAGGATATCACACCCACAACACGGCTTAATACCCTTTAACACTTATGATTTTCAGACGCAACTAGTTAGAGACTTTACTGATTATCGCTTTAATGTAATTTTAAAAGCGCGCCAGCTTGGCATTTCAACAATCACTGCTGCTTACGTTGCCTGGATAATGCTTTTCCATAAAGAAAAGAACGTTCTTGTTATTGCGACACAGTTTAAGACTGCTTCAAATCTTGTTAAAAAAGTTAAAGCGATTCATAAAAATCTACCAGATTGGCTTCGCATTTCTGAAATATCAATTGACAATAGGACTTCTTTCGAATTAACAAACGGCTCACAAATCAAAGCCACCTCAACATCAACAGACGCCGGCCGCTCAGAAGCATTATCGCTACTTGTAATTGACGAGGCCGCACATATTGAAGGTCTTGGAGAATTGTGGACCGGCTTATATCCTACTTTATCTACTGGAGGACGCTGTATCGCCTTGTCCACACCAAATGGTGTAGGTAACTGGTTTCACCAAACTTGTGTTGATGCCGAACAAGAAAATAATGATTTTTATTTGACATCTTTAAAGTGGGATGTTCATCCAGATCGTGATCAAGGTTGGTTTGAAAATGAGACCAAAAATATGTCACGACGTCAAATAGCACAGGAGCTAGAATGTAGTTTTAATATGTCTGGCGAAACTGTTTTTCACGCAGATGATATGAAAATTATTGAGGGTGGCCTACGAGAACCAGAATATAAAACTGGCTTTGATCGTAATTTTTGGGTTTGGGAGAAGTATCAGCCAGATTCAACGTATCTTTTATCTGCAGATGTGGCCCGCGGAGACGGCAAAGATTATTCAACATTTTTAATATTTAAAATTGAAACGATGGAAATTGTTGGAGAATATCAGGGAAAAGCGACGCCAGATTTATTTGCCAATATGTTAAATGAAGTTGGAAAGGAATATGGCAACTGTATGGTTGTTGTCGAAAACAACACAGTTGGCTGGACAGTTCTTGATAAACTTCAAGAATTTAGTTATCCAAATATATTTTACTCATATAAATCTAGTCATGAATATGTTGACCCTCTGATTGGCGAAAGAGCCAACAATGCCGTTATGGGATTTTCGATGACTTCAAAAACACGTCCCCTGGTTATCGCCAAGTTGGAAGAATTCATTAGAAATAAACTAATTACGATGTATTCAATAAGAACCTATAATGAAATGAAGACATTTATTTGGCACAATAGCAAGCCGCAAGCAATGCGCGGATATAATGATGACCTGGTTATGGCTTTTGCGATTGGTTGTTGGGTTAAAGATATTGCGTTTGAGGTAAATCAAAGGGACATGGAATATAAAAAAGCTTTCTTAAACTGTATGAAAAAATCTGATACAATTATCAACACTACAGTTCCAGGTATGCGTGGCCATAAATATGTTAAGAAAGATGATGAAAAACAAAATTATGCTGATCATGTTTGGTTGCTGAAAGGATAATTATATAGATGGCTAATAGAAATACAAATCCAAGAAATCCACAACATGGATTATTTAGAAAGTTAACCAAGCTTTTATCTGGTCCCTTAACGACGTATAGACAGCAAACTACGAGACATCCTCGACGATTACATTTAGACAATTATGCCAATACGTTTAAGTCTGCCAGCGGCCAAACATTTAAAAAAACAGAATATGGGCAAAAGGGTAACTTTGCAGCAAACTTTATGTCTAATCAAAATCGAACTGATCGATATATTGATTTTGACCAAATGGAATATATGCCCGAGATTGCTTCTGCCTTGGATATTTATGCAGATGAAATTACAACTTCAACTGAATTAACACCACTATTAAATATAGTAACTCACGATGAAGAAATTAAAATAGAATTAGAAAATTTATATCACAATATTTTAAATATTGAATTTAATATTTTTGGATGGGCCAGGTCTCTTTGTAAATTTGGTGATTTTTTTCTATATTTGGATATAGACGAAAAAGACGGAATCCAGTATGCCATTGGACTTCCTTCACAAGAAGTGGAACGTTTAGAGGGGGAAGATGAAGATAATCCCAAATATGTTCAATACCAATGGAATTCAGCCGGCCTTACATTAGAAAATTGGCAGGTTGCACATTTTAGAATTTTAGGAAATGATAAATATGCTCCATATGGAACATCAGTTCTGGAGCCTGCTCGTAGAGTTTGGCGCCAGTTAACACTTTTGGAAGATGCTATGATGGCATATCGCATTGTAAGATCGCCTGAAAGAAGAGTTTTTTATATTGATGTAGGTAATATCCCCCCACAGGATGTTGAACAATATGTACAGCGTGTTATGACACAAATGAAAAGAAATCAAATAGTCAATGCTGATAGCGGCCGCGTCGACCTACGTTATAACCCGATGTCAATCGAAGAAGATTATTTTATTCCTGTAAGGGGCGGAGAATCAACAAAGGTTGAAAGTTTGCCTGGAGGTACATTTACTGGCGACATTGATGATGTTAAATATCTTAGAGATAAATTATTCAGCGCACTTAAAATTCCACCCTCTTATCTAACAAATTCTGAGGGGGCCGATGAAGATAAAACAACTTTAGCACAAAAAGATATTAGGTTTGCCAGAACAGTACAGCGCTTACAACGATCAGTTATTTCAGAGTTAGAAAAGATAGCAGTTGTACATTTGTTTACAAGAGGATATCGTGGTAAAGATCTAACTTCTTTTAAACTTCGTTTAAACAATCCTTCTAAATTAGCACAACTTCAGGAATTAGAACATTGGCGAACTAAGTTTGAAGTTGCGTCTGGGGCCACAGAAGGCTTTTTCAGTAAGCGCTGGCTTGCGGAACACATATTCAATGTCTCGGCAGAAGAGATGTCTAGAATTCAAAGAGAGATGTTCCATGACAAGAGATTGGTTGCTGATCTAGAAAAAGCAGCAGAAGATGTAACAGCCGAAGGTGTCGAAGGCGGCATGGCCGGCCTAGGCGGCGGTGAAGAATTTGGCGGTGAAGAGTTTGGTGGTGAAGAGTTTGGTGGTGAAGAATTTGGTGGCGAAGAAGCCGCCGCCGAAGAACCCGCCGGCGAAGAGGCCGGCGGTGAGGAGGAAAGCGCGCTCTTAGCTGCTCCGAAGCGTGATGTTAAAAAAGAAAATGGCAAAACGTATACTACAACCTCGAAATCTCACGGATGGTATGAGCCGCGATCTAATAAAGGCGGTGATAGAAGAGATATGGGCGCCCGAAAAAGACACATGAAAGGTCTTTGGGCTGATGAGCACAAAGGTTCTTCGAGAAGAAAGATGTTTCCTGGAATAGAAATTAATCGTCTTGCGCATGGTGTTACTGAAAATCTTGATTCTACTTATAATGATGAAGAGAGAAAATTATTTGAGACCAACACCGATATCAAAAATCTAATAGCGCTTCTGGAGTCGAAGTATGACGAAACATAAACATAATAAAAAAAGAAATACAGCGTTTTTATTTGAAATTCTTGTACGCGAATTAACAGTTGTTTCATTGAAGGCCGATGAATCTCGCAAAAAAACAATTATTAAAATCTTAAAAGAATTTTTTAATAAAAAAAGTATTTTAAATACTGAACTAGAGCTTTACAAAAACTTAACGTCGACCGCTGACTTGAATAATGAATTTGCTAATAAGGTCTTACATGAGACGAAAATCCGTCATCAAAGTCTGAATAGAAAAGATATCTTTAATGCTCAGACAAAATTGATAAAAAAAATTAATAAGGATTTAGGAAAAGATATTTTCGAACATTTTATTTCTGAATATAAAAGTCTGGCAACTGCGTATCAAGTGTTACACGAAAATGTAAGCGTGAAAGAGCAGATTAAATTAGAAGATTGTATACTAGAAAGGATCCAGGCTTCTTCCGAAATTCTTAAAAAACAAAAATATAAGCCGACAAGCAAGCTAGCATTTAAAACTTTTTATAATAAATTTAATGAAACATATGAAGATGTATTGCTCCAAGAGCAAAAAGATTTAATTAAACATTATGTTTCTTCTTGTGAAACAGATGATTTAGAATTCAAAGTATTCTTAAATGAAGAAATTGCAAGATTAAAGAAAGATTTGCTTAATATAACAGAAGGCAATAATAGCCCATTGATTTTGGATAAAAAAAATCAGATAATAGATGTTTTAAATTCTTTTTCAAAAAAGAAAATTAATAGAAATATTCTAGAGAAAGTGTTAAAAATACAACAACTAACAAAAGAGATTTCAACCAATGTCAATTAATATTAAATTAGGTGCGAAAGAGCCGCCGATCAAAATAATAATTAAACAAAACAAGATTGAAGAAACAATTGAACTTAAGGCACGAAAAAGTTTGGCCGGCGATATTTTGATCTATGACCACGATGACATTGATATTGTTATTATGCCTTCGAAAAACAAGATTTTGACCTTTGCTAAAGAATATTATGGTGATCATGTGTACGAAGCACAAAATAGATTATTTACATTTTTAAGAAAACGAGGGGTTATCGACTATAATTCCATCCAGGGTGGAAATATTTTTAATTCTATGGAAGCCAAAATACAAGAATCTAAAATGTATAATGGGGTACAACATAGTTTGTTGGCTAT